ACAAACAACCCTTTAACAACCTAATGATTATTTTAGAGTGTCATTAAGTTCATTCTAAGTATAGGGCTTAGCGTATGCGGTATCGGTCTGGGGTGAATATATAGGGGACTGCTACATATATTTAGTAAAATAAAAAAATATATATTATTTTTATATTATTACGGCTTAGAATTATTATGCCTTATTGGTACGAAATGCCGACAAAAAAAGCGATTGAATCGGGCCTTGCAAAAACGACTGAGGGTAAAACGGCTAAAACAATAACTTTAGTGATAAGTTATTGGGCCTTATTAGACCAAATAAGAAGTAAGCACGGTTTAAAAAACCTCAATGCCGCAATGCATTTTTGCATATATCACACGGCCCAAGATGAAGAGCTTGAACCATGAAACAAATAGAAAACTACAAACCGAGAATAAGAGAAAAATGCAGAGTTTGTAAAATCTATTTGCCGGCCGGTTGCGTGAATGACATTTGTTTAAAATGTTCGCGAAAAATGGGAGCCGGATTATCTCATCTAGAATATCTAAGCTGGCGTGATATAACTCAGGGCTAAAACCCTATTTTTTTTTTTTATTAAAGATTGATAAAAAAGCGGCTCCCATTCTCAAAAGTAAAATTTGAAATTGAATAAATATTTTTTTCATGTTTTAATTATATACATTAATTCAATGTAAGCGGGCCTATTATCAAAACTGGTTGAGCCGCCCGTGTCTGCTAAAGTAATTCCCGTTGTAGCGGTTTGATTAGCCCCGCCGGATTGGAAGGTTGAGGTGTTTGTGTATTGCGGGCAAGTAGTACCACTACCACCCCATTTAACATTTTGAACGTGAGTATGGCCCGGGTCTGTAACAACATGGGTATGCGTGGGCATTTGCGCCTCAGTTAATGTCAAACTATCCGCGCCGCCGGTTGCGGCCGTTTGTGTTGATTGGCCCCTTACAAATCTATCAACTAAATTAGGCAAATTGAAATTGGCGCCGGCCCCGCCGTAAACATAACCTATGGCCGTATGCAAATCGGCATATGTTGCGGTTGCAACGCTTGCCCCATCACACAGAAGCCATCCGGCCGGAACGGCCCCATGTGCGCCGGCCCAACAAACAACCATGCCGGAACTATGCGGGTCTCCACTTGCAACCCACTCGGGCGCCGTTGCGCCGGCATTTACTGCGAGCGAGTCAAGCGCATTTCCTAAAGTTAAGACTTGCATATTACCGGCGGCCCCATCACTAAACGTAATGGCGCCGGTTGTCATAGCTACGCCGCCCTGAGTAACCCCGTCAAGATTTAAGGAACCGCCGTCATTTATTACGCCTGAGTCGTGAGTATGTGCGCGCGTAACTGAAGAGCCTGAGCCGCCAAAACCCATGATTAACCCCGCTCAAAAGCAAATCTAGCGCGCTCAGTTGTTAAGAGTGTGGGCGCAACCTGAGCAACAATGTCAGTTTGACCGGCCGCGCCGGCCGTAACTCTTATACTAATAATATTTTGGTCATTCACATTAAATTGGCCGCCGGCGGCAAGTTGAAAAGTTAAAGAGCCGTTAAGTGAAATTGTGCAAGCATTGGCTCCATCTTGGTTTAAGATAGCTGCGGAAATTGCAACGCCTTTGTATAAATCGGGGTAAACAATAGAAGCGGTTACACCGGCCGCGATTGTGTCAACGGTTGGAAAACTTTCAAGCGTTATGTCTTTTGGTTTGGTTGTTACGATAAAACCCTGAATAACAGCGGGCATTGTTGCACCTAAAACAAATTAGCGTATTTTATAAGAAATGGAAATGCGGTTAATGCGCCGATAGTTTGAGTTACATTAAATGCTAATTGCTTGCCCCCCGCTGCGGCTCCAACAGTAATCGGTATTGGACCACTTACCACACGGCCGGCGCTAGCTGGGTCTGAGGCCGTTGCGAAAAATGAAACGCCAGCTTCTAAACCGTTTACTAAAAGGCGGACGTTATGTTCTATGCCGGCCGCGTTGGCCGGATTATCTACAAAATCTAAAATTACATTATCGCGATTTAATTGTTGTACTGTTAAACCCGTGATATTATCGGTTGCTAAAGCGAACGCGTTTAGAGCGGCCGGTGCTACGGCATTATATGCGCGCATTAATGGAACCGCCATTTTAAAGGCTCTCCGTTCTAATATTATCTAGTGCTTGGGTTCCGCGTTGACCGCCCATTGGTGCAATTAAAACCGTTGCAACCGTTCCTATTGCAGACTCTACGCCGCCGACTGAATATGATAAGGCCGCCTCGCCCGCTTTTGCGATTGGGTGATTGGCCCACTGAGGAGCAACAAAACCCAAAACAGTTGAAGCAATAGCACCTAAGCCGGCACCAAATAAGAATTTTTTAACACCAGTTGAAAACATTGATTTAAAAGCCATTATTCTCCATTCTTAGAATAGAGAATGACTTAATAAGTTTTAACCTAATTAAAAATATGGTCGTTTGGTCTAAGATTTTTCCCATTGTAGCAATAGGGCTTTTGGTTGCCGTTGTGGGCAATGCGTTCGCTAGGCCTGCGGCCGCAACAAGTACAGCTAAGGCTTTAACCGAGCAGGTTGCAACGATTGGAGCCGCCGGTCAAAATATAGAATTGTTTGGGCGCGGGGTTGGCGGGGGTTTAGCCGGATTGCTTCAACCCATTTGGGAAGTATCAAATTTAATTGAACGTTTTAGCACATTATCAAGCGGGGCCGCAAATGTTAGCCCAGTAAGCCAAGATTTAGGCGGCTATTCTTCATTTCCATCTAGTCCAACTTATACAACCTCATCAGGAACCAATACAGCAACGCCAACGGCAAGCCCGACAACCAGTTCGATTACTTGGAGTTCCGGCCAAACTGCAACGGTGCCAACTTTAAGCGCGGCCGCTAAATCATTTTATAGTAATTTGGGGGTTAGTGTTACTTGAAAAAAGGCTCTAAAGAGGCTAAGGCATGGGGCCGCAAAATGCAAAGAGCAAGAAAAACAAAAACAAAAAGAAAAACTAAACGAAAAACTACAACCCGCAAACGCCGCACAACTAAGCGCAAAATGAAAACATTATCAGGCCGTGCCGCATATCCGCGTAAACGTAAACGTAAATCAAAATCAAAAGGCGGTTGGGATTGGTAAAAAAAGGCTTACTCATAGGGTTAATTGGTGCGGCCGTTCTCGGTTGGTATCTGCTAAAACCTAAGAATGTATGGGGAGAAAAACCGCTAGGCGGCTATATTGCAAATGTATCTATTCCCATAGGTAATGAATTACTAGAAAATAAAGCGTAAATCGTACAAATCTCGTAAGCTAAATTATTTAGCTAAATGCAAAGATTTTCTAAACTCGAATTTAGAAACATTGAAAAACCGGCCTAAAATTTGAGCCGTTTGCGTTTTTCGTTATTCCCATACGTATTTCGCTCCTTTGCATTTTGGACAATCTATTGATGTATTATAAACTGGGTCTAATTTGTTAGAGTTTGTTTGTAAGTCTACGGTCCTTACTATGCCATGCGGCCGGCCCGTTATAGTATCGGCGCATAAGTCACAAGCTACCAGTTGCTTCAATCGGGGGTTTAGGTTGATTTTTTGTGTTGATGTTTTTAATTTGTTCAATAATCGAATCTTTATTTTCTGCTACATAAGCCTCAGCTTTGGGGATATATGGTTTAACCAGTTCTTGATATTTATTTGGAATTAATTTTTGCACTAACATATCAACAATGCCGCTTGAATTTTTTAAGTCTCCGTCTGTAACTGTTACGCCTTGCTTAGTTTTGTTGATTACGCCTTTTAATCTTAGAGTCTCTTGTCTCAAATCTTTTATTTCTTGGTTCTTTTGTTCGCGGATATAACTCAAATCTTGTTGAATATCTTTGATATATTGCCGAGAATGTTTTGAAGTTCTAAACCGGCCCCGAGTAATAACAACCCCACACAAACCAATACTAATACAGGCAATGAGTATAAGCGCACTTGCGAGAATTTCCACATAAAATGAAGTGTTGTATGTCTTTATAGATATTACTTAACCCTAAAGGCCCCCCCATGCGGCCCTAAGTTTACTCAACAAAAGCTAACAAACAACCCTTTAACAACCTAATGATTATTTTAGAGTGTCATTAAGTTCATTCTAAGTATAGGGCTTAGCGTATGCGGTATCGGTCTGGGGTGAATATATAGGGGACTGCTACATATATTTAGTAAAATAAAAAAATATATA